CGCGGGGTTTGGCCCGACGCCTGAGGATTGGCTGGAGGAATGCCAGACCTGCCAGCGGCGCACTGCTGCTGGTGGTGATGTGTTCATGCAGCCACCGCCAATTGTTACATTTTTCTGTGAGTTCAACATTCCTGGAGATGAATCATGACTGAAGCTCAATGGGCACTGGTGCTGCTGCTTGACGGCGTGCAGCGCCACGACCTGCCTAGCCAGACTGGTCTGCCTGATGACGAGATTGCTCGCATCTGGTCTGCCTACGAATCCGCCCGCTCCGCCATCGCCTCCGAACTGGAGGCCCAGCCATGACCAAACCTACCTTGACTGACTGGAGAGCGCTGTGCGCGGAACTACTGGGGGCCCTTGAAAACGAAGGCCATGCTCACTGGCCTGGAGGGCCTGACGGTGACCTCTTGATCGAGCAGGCCCGTGCCGCCCTGGCCGAGCCCGAGCCAGCGGGGGAGGTGTCGGATGAGGATGCTGAAGTCGATTTTGACAAAATCTTCTATCAACATGCACAGCGTCAAGACGAAAACTTCCAACCGTTGATGGATGTGCAGTCTTTCAGCGAAGCCTGCTCCGCCATCGCGCTCGACCGCAGCCACCCCGCGCCTGTGCCGGTGAGCGAGCGGCCAATTCTGAAGAGTAGCCCGTTTAACGATTCTCAAGGTCGCTGTTGGTGCGGAACTGGGGAGCTTATTGATCGAACTGGCGACATGCCAATCGAATATCCCGCATCTTGGGAGCTACGCGAGCCATCCCATGGCGACGACTGCTTGCTCCCAGCCCACGCACTGCCGCTGCCTGACCGGGAGGTGGGGTGATGATAAATTTAGATCAATGGCTGCACGAACCACTCAAAAACGGCACTCCACGATGGAAGCGCATTGCCTTTCTTGTTTACGCCAATGGCGGCTTTACAGTTCGCCGGTGGGGCATTGTTTCACACGGTCCCGACCTTCATCAGCGAGGACTTGAACAAAATGATGCGCTTGAACTGCTTCAGTGTGAATCCTTTATAGACGGACTTCAGGCGGCTGGCGTCAACTTTTACGATGCTTTCTTTCCTTTATACACTGGCTACGAATCGGCTTTTACTGATTCGGGGGTGGGGTGATGACCTACACCCTCGAACAACAGCTGTCCACCACTATTTTCCCTGAAATGAATCACCCCCACTTTCAACAAATCACGCTTGAGCAGGCACAAGGTAAAAGCTTTGATCGACTATTGATCTCGACAGATGAAGATCAAATTCTGATACTATTCAAGGATCGGACATTCGCTGCCTTAAATGTTAAAGACGAGTGCGGTGACATATCAGAACAGCTTGATCCAGTAAGCAAGCAAAGCATTGCGAAAAACTACAATGAGCACAAGTTGATCGAGGTCGGATTTGTGACAAAAGAAGAGATTGAGCAGTGGAAAGCGGAACGTCGAAGAGAGTGGACAGAAGGTCGCAGGGCAACTGATATTGCAACACTGAGAAAGCTGCAAACCCTCTACCCCGAGGTACGCTGAAATGCGGGAACGGCTGAAACGAGTTGCGACTGAACGGGTTATCTTCTTTATTTGAGCTAGAGCCTGATGTCAGACGACCGCGAGTTTTACGAAAAAGACGGCATTGAGTACGCCAGGGTTTCTACGATCCTTGGTAAGACAATGCCGCTCTTTCATCCAGAGAAGCACAGAGGTCTGCTTTGGTGGGCTGAAAATGAGCCAAATTCAGCCGAGATCCTTGCAAGAGGCCAGCGCCGTGGAACACTGATCCACTCGCAGATTGAGCATTATTTGCTGGATGGATACCAGAAACACGCCGAAAAGCCACCTTCGCTTGAGGAGCTGATGTTTCACAACATCCCGGCGTACATGCACTATGTCACTCCATTGTTAGAGTTGATAAAGGATCAAAATGGACCAGGCAGTTTGTGGCCTGGGCTACTAGAAAGCAGCTTTCTGATTGAAGAACAACTGTTTTGTCACCACGGTTTTGCTGGCACTCCCGATAATAGATGTTGGTTCGAGGGAAAGTACACAGGTTTTGACTGGAAATCCGCAAGGTCTATCCTTGAGGAGGGCGTCAAAAAGAAGCCTCGCACAATGTCAAGGTACTCCGAGGCCAAGGTCCAGGTTGGCACTTACTCACTTGGTCACAACATTGAGGCTAAGAAGACTGGCGATTATCCGCCCATTGAGCAAGGTGCTATTGTGATCTTGTATGACTGGAGGGAGCCTCACTTGCACCTTATACCAATCGAGGAGCTGAAAGAGGCAGCTGCCGAGTTTATTGAAAGGTTCAAGGTCTACCAAGAGCTTGAAAATGCCGTTTTTCCACGCCCTGTCAAGAAATGATTTCAGTTACAGCAGATGGCTACGTGGTCAAAGAGCCAGTCGTAGAGGACGGTGACTACGGAAGATACATTGAACTCACAATTCGCGTTGCAACAACTGGCAGGGAAGTCCACTATGTAACAGGCAGGTTCTACGGCAGAAAGATAAAACCAATTGAAGACTTTATACACAATGGTGACTACATCACCATGTCAGGTGCTATAACTAATATGTATTCAAAAGACAAGCAAGAAAGCGGAGGGGGAAGGCATGTGCAAGTTTACCTTAAAGATTGCTATTACACCTTGCCACCTAAGATTGTTGGCCAAGCCAGTTTCCGCCGCTCCTTGACTGATCGGGACTCCAGCCCACAGCTTGACGATTCGGACGCGGAGGAGTATGATGAACCAGACTTCTAACCCCGTCACACCACTTCAACTTCAGATGGAATCCTTCAATAGCTGCACCTTCACTGGTTACGTCGGAAGAGACCCCGAGTGCAAATACTTTGAAAGTGGCACCGCAGTTGCCGAGTTCACCATTGCAATCTCCTACCCCAAGCGCAGAAACGCAGAAGAGAAGGAGGCGCTTTGGCTCAGCGTCAAAGTTTGGGGCAAGCAAGTTGACAACGTGGCAAACCTGATCAAGAAAGGTTCGCACGTTCTTTTGCAAGGCGAACTGGAGCAGGAAACCTGGGAGAAGGATGGAGACAAGCGCAGCAAGCTTGTGCTGAGTTGCCGTAGCTTCCAGCTTCTTGACAGCAAGGCTCAGGCTGGTGGCGGCAATGCCAGTAGCGGCGGCGCCAAATCTTCCAGTAAGCCTAAGGGCAGGCCTGCACCGGACGAGGAGGAGATTCCCTTCTGATAGGTTGGCGGATCTGCGACTAAATCAAAATGAGGAAGAGTGATCCCCACTACGCCGCTCTCCTTGTAGAAGAAGCAAGGCTCCATCTTGGCACTGTTATGGCAGGCCAGGATTCGGAGCCATTTTTTTCGGCAATGCTTCAGATCATTGAAGACAAGATTTACCTGGGTTACACGGATCTGCGCAACAAGGAGGTGAAGCTAAAGGGAATCAAGGACTTTTTGCAAAGCGTCTACTTTGGCCTTGGCATCAAGGACATGGAGAATTTCTTGTGCAATGTTGTCAAGTCTTCGCTGAAGGAGAGATCAAGAAATAAATACGCTCATGCTTTTATCCAATGGCTGAAAGACCAAGATCCCGCATTTCAGTTCCCGCAGTCATACTTTGAATATCGGCGGGTCTTGAGGATGATATTCTACACCAAGACCATAAGCAAGCAGCGAAAGCTGCTATCTTACAAGACTGCTAGATTCCTCTACAACATTACCCCGGAGATTATTGAGCATATAGGTCCTGGGCGAAAGTACAAAACCGTAGAAGCTTGTTATTACGGCGAAGGGCACGCTGAGAAGAAGCAAGCCTTTAAGAGCCTGAGAAGCTACAAGACACCAACCATACATCAGCTTGAGAGTGTTGCGGACGATCTGTTTACCCGGTTTGGCATTTTTAAGTCCAAGCAGCTAGCATCTATGTTGCTTGAGCGTTGTGAACGTGAGACTGAAACCAGGGCAGGGGATCGAGAACCTGTTGATGGTCCTGTTGCAGCCGGGGCCGGATGGGACATCGGACTGGATGACACTGCGGCTTGACGGCCCGCTGCAGCCCAAGGAGCGCCCCCGTCAGGGCAAGGGCCACTCATTCACCTCACCCAAGTGCCGGGCCTGGCTGGAGGCCTCCAAGGCGTCTCTCGCTGAGCAGGGGCAGGGGCAGCCACCGCTGGAGCACGCCCTGGTCGGGTTTGAGTTTCACGGCCACGGCAGGTCGGATGTTGACAACCTGCAAGGCGCCGTGCTTGATGCCGCTGTGAAGGCTGGCGTTCTTGTGGACGACAGGTGCTCAAGACTCCCTGGCGGCATTCAGTGGTGGCAGTCGGCGCCAACGGACCAACAGGTCTCGTTCCTATACCTCCGTCCGTGGTGGCCTCCCCAAAAAAGGTAGGTGCCGAGCCTTGCGCCTTGGCGATCTTGAAGCTATGATTCCTTGGTCGTCAACGATTTTCCACGTTGCCCCGCCAAAAAAAGGCAGCTACTGAAGCTGCTGAAACCCAAGCCCCCATCGAAACAACCGCTCCAATGACCGAAGCTCCTACCGAGAAGAAGACCACCAGCAAGAAAGGCACCCCCGTGGAACCCGCACAGGTTCTGCGGATTGCCTCTGAAATGGCGGGTCAGCCCGCTGACGTGGTAGCCAAGGAGTGCGGCTACTACACCGAGATCACCAATAACGCAACTGGCGAGACCGAAGTTCGTGTCACCGCCACTGACACCTCGGCCTTCCTTGCTGCCCTGCTGGCTGCCAAGGGTGTGAACCTGGCTCCCCCGGCTCGTGCTGCCCGTCGCAGCAACCGTTCCCCCATCGTGAAGATCGGCAAGAACGGCAACATCGTGGTTGGTGGTCGCCACACCACCATTGCCGGGTTCCTCTTCGGTGAGGAAGTGGACAGCCGCGTTCGCATCGAAGCCGAGAAGGGCAAGATCACCATCTTCGCTGCTTCGCCCGACGAGTACGCCAGCGACGAGACCGAGATGGAGCCCGAGCCGGACGGCCTCGACACCGAGGGAGACGATCTGGATCTTTGATCCTTTGACCCCAGCTCAGAAACACAATGCCCTGGGAAACCGGGGCTTTTTAATTTTAAATGAACCACATTCAACAAGCAGCAGAGTTTCGCACAGTATTTGGCCACAAGAATCTTCCCGGAAGGCAAAGGCGTTTTCCTGTCAGCTTGAGCGATAAACTAAAGATGCAGCTCTCTTTGATTAAGGAAAAGGGTGACGAATTCAATGAAGCGCTTGAGGAATGGGTTGCGCTCTCTGGGAGGCTCTCCACGCCAGATGATGCGCTGACCTTTACGAAAAAGCATGTTCTCAAGGAGCTTGCTGACCTTGTGTATGTCTGCTATCAGATGGCGGCATTTCTTGGTGTTGACCTTGATATTGCTCTTGATCGAATTCACCAATCAAACATGAGCAAGCTTGATGACGCTGGCAAGCCTACTTACAGGCAGGATGGCAAGGTACTGAAAGGCCCTAACTACAAGGAGCCCCACCTTTCCGACTTGGTGTGAAAATTACTCGGGCTGGACTTGCTCTGGGATGAACTCCCTGCCTTCCAGCCCGGTATTTTTTATCTTGACCGCTTGCACTCTGATCTCGAATGCAGCTCCATCCACTCTCTCTAGTTCCTTAATGATTTCTGCGTGGGCTGCTTTGTCAATACTGGCGGTTGCTTGCTCAAGTATTTTCAGTAGCAGCTCCATGTATTTAGCGCACACCGCAGCCGATTTCTTGGCCTTTTGATACGCTTCTGAGATTGCGATAGTTTCGGTTTCGCTGAGTGGTAGCTTCATTGATCCTGTGAATGGTGATCTGGCTCCAGTCGGGGTACAGATTCTCAAGGTGCTTCAGCGCGGACGCATTGCCCCCAATCCACCCGCGCAGGGTGCCGATGGCCGGGAAGTCCGCATCCCGAGCAACCAAGAATCGGTAGGAGACTGGTTCCATTACGCTAATCTATCAACCAGCGAGTATTTCGGCAAGGTGGCGAGAACGAGAAAGGGGGCAACTCGATTCCCGTTCAAGGTGGTATTGGTGCCAAGGGACAGGCCAGCACCAAAGCCACCCTGGGTCGGCACCCATCAATGGAAGCATCGAGCAATCTATAACATGAAAATGAAGCTATCCATACAGATAGAGAAAGCCTCTAATCGTGCAAAATGGAAGTGGTACAAGTTTTACTCTGTTAGGGGCTATGGAGCACCTGGAAGACTTGAATTCATCTGTCCGTACTCTGGGATGACGGCTAAAACTATTCAGCAGGAAGAGGCCGCATCATTCAGGAGGTATTGGTCAAGCTGCGCAAGAAAGTCGCAGGAGATTCTTGATTGGCTTAAATTGTTGAACCCGGATAGATACACGGCTGAACTGAACTCTTATCTGCTTAGAACGATTGTCACTGTCTATAACATCAGAGAGATAGAGGAGTACGAGCGCGAAAACCCCTTTATTCAGCCGAGACCATGGCAAAAGGTATAAAGTTTCACGAGCGCAAGAACAAAGATGGTTGGCCGGTCTTCACTGCTAATCAGACTGACATCAGGATTGCGCTGTGCAGGAAAGCCCTATGTCCAGACAAGAAGATGGTGCTCAGGTTCAAGGACTGCTATCAGTCTGATGCCGAAGCCCAGAAACTCTGTAAAACGGGGTTCCTGTCAGAAGAATACTTTGACTTTGTGGCAAAAGACTTGCGAGCCTTGGCTTGGGGCGGGAAGTGCAAAACTCCAGAGTGCGCCCTGGAGGGTGGGTTCTACCCCTTTATAAGGTGTGTAAAGCGGGTCAGACCAATTGATGTTGGGATCATTTGGATTGGAACTCGCCACGAGTATCCAAGGATTTGGGTTGACAACATGGTTGCAACATGGCTTTGTCCATACTCTAAGGGTGGCCATGTCATGGTTGAGCCGTTTGAGCCTTTGCATCAAGTGCTGGATAACTGGGCGCGGCTGTCAGATCGCCGCTTTTTCCCGTTTCTGGATTTGCCGCCCGTGCCGGAGTTTTAAGATCAATTTTCTTGACGGTAGCGCTGGGCACAGCTCTTGCAGCCAGCCGCTCTGGTATGATAGATGGGTCATGCACGCAATCACCACCACACCATGGCCCACCGGAGCCCATCCGGCACCATCCACCACCTACACTCATATCCTTTAATGACACCAACCACAATTGAAGAACTCCTTGATTACTGGCCTGGCCACATTCCTTTCAAGGGAAGTCTTGTAAACGAAGACGGCTCCTGCATGTGCGCCCAAGGCCAAGCGTTGCATTTCCTGAGCGGGCTAACCGCTGATGAATTGCGAGACCTTGATCAAGAAATGGCCGACAAGCGGGTAGCTGAACTGTTTGGAATTAGCTTTGCTCATTCAGTATTGCTAAGGATTGTGAACGACGGGCAAGAAGGTGCGCCTTCTAGCGTGATTCGCAATCCCGAACACGTTTTAGGAGATCAAGCGCAAACCGTGCTTGCTTTTTGGCGACACCTTGATCGCATGACACCAGCGGCCGTGGCAGCGGCCTGGGAAGCGGCCAGGGTAGCGGCCAGGGTAGCGGCCTGGGAAGCGGCCAGGGAAGCGGCCAGGGTAGCGGCCTGGGAAGCGGCCAGGGAAGCGGCCTGGGTGGCGGCCGGGGCCACCAATGAGATTCAAGGTGCCACTGTTATGCGAGCCAAAAATCAGCCGTTTTTCTTCCTGCCGCTTTTTGGTTTTGCAGATCCTGAAGCAGTTATGCGGCTGGATGCGGCTGGGGAGGGGGAGGTGCAGGCATGAGCATTAAACCAAGATTCACGCCATACGATCCCACAGGCGATTGCACGCCAAGAGATGGAGCTAGTAATTGTCAGCATTATGCAGATTCTGACAGCGAAGCCGGTAGGCTTTATCTTTACAACATTGATGACAGCTATTATTGTCAGGTTTTTTGCAATCGAGATGAATTGCAGAGATTTGTGGATTATCTCTGGGCCGTGGCTGACAAGGCCTGGCTCCCCGTGGACCATAAAAAGCTGTTTTTCGATGCTCTCGTTGAGTATATCGACCGACGCATTGAACAAAAACTTAACGAAAGGCATGAAAACAATGAAGATGTGGTGCGGGCTGCTCGTGTTCATGCAAACGCGGCTAAAAATGACTTAAAAACCTCTTTCAACGATCTATGTAACACCCTTTTTATGGGCTAATTTTACCAAAATCACTAACACACGAATGGATCAAGAAAAGCCCCTTGGCAAGCTGTTCTGCGTACACGAGCTTGCAAGAGTCGCCCGCCCAGCCAGAAGCTTGCACGAGCGGATGTTACTGGAAGCCGAACCGTATGTCAAACACAACTGGACAGACGTTGCCATTCACGACAGGGACAGGCTCAGGGTTACACCTGTTAACCATGCTCTTGCGTGGATGATTGGCGAAACCGGCTCTTACCTTACACCGTTGTATTGCAAGTTGTCGGATAAAAGCAAGTGGCAGGTAAGTCCACTTGCATCACTAGCGCCAATTCAGATTTACATTACAGCATTGCACGAGCAAATGCTTCTTCTCAGGGGTGCCCAACTTGCCAAGTTCCAAAGGAGGCAGGCTTACATCATCGTCAAGAGAGACAGCCCGTCTGGTGGCGACATCATTCCTGTTGGCTTTGACGAGCTTGCGTCAATGTGCTGCACCAACCCTAAACACAAATGGACTCCAGAAGGACTGATCCAATGCGAGTAGATGAGCTTCACCCGGCCGAAATTGCAACTTGTGTAACACTTGTATGCAATGCTTTCGCCAAAGATCACAAGCGCATTCGTTGCTACTGGTTGATCATAGATGCCTTTGCATTCCTGTATCTGCCGGTTCCGAGTTTTATCAGGCGCAGCTACGAAAACCTAATGCAGGATCAGGCTGTTAAGCGCAACCTGATCACCCACATGCTGAGCGCAACACAGAACGGCGCCAGCGGTCAAACTTTCACGCTTGACGACTACTTTACGAAAGACTCGTCAATTATCACGCTCAAAAAAGGTTGGCTATCCAGGATCTCCATCGAACAACTATGAAACGGCTTCTCCTTCCTTCTGCTATTTGCGCTACCTTACTTGCTTTCGGCACACCTGTTAGCGCTTCACAACTCATTCCCTCGATCTTCGCTTCCGCTTTCTGTGCTGCAATGGAGTTCGGTGTAAACCGACAGGACGCAATTCGCTTCGCTGTCAGAATATCGCTTGACACCACGAAACCACCGGCCCAGAGGGTTGGTGGCACCGACCTCGACGTTCGTGCATCGGTGTATGCAGCTCAGATGAAATGCCCCCAATACTTCAATGGGGACTGGCAATGAAGTTTCCACCAGCATCAGAGCAGAGCTGTGGCAACTGCTACTACCAGCGCGGCGTCTGTGAAAATGGCTGCACTGTTGAGATCTGCTGCCGTTATGCGCCAAGACCTGGAGAGATGTACGCAGCTCGCTGCCCAGCAGTGCAGTGGTGTGGCGAGTGGTCTCCGAGGACTCCTGCTTGACAGGGGCGTGACCCTCCTGTAAGATCAGATAGCTGCAAGTGCAGCCCGCTCACTAGCTTTTGTTCCATGACACCACGAAAGTTTCCGATGGTTGACAACATGCGAGCGCATGGTGGCAACTTTGTCAGCAAGCTTGCAGGCGCAATGGTTGCAGCCGATCCCGTCAACTTTGACAGGTTATGCGCTGCATTCCCAGAGGTTGTCGAAAAGTACAGCACCATTGAGGATCGGCGTCAGTGATGTTTGACACCGTGAAAGTGTTTCGACGAGGCCCTGTGCCCGAACCACCCCCTTTAGCAGAGCTGATCCTTGGCGCAGTGCGTCGAGACGGAAATCGTGCTTGATGGGTCTATCCCGTTTTAGTTCATCAACCCACTCAGGTTTTATCACAAAATTAATCTCATGGCCATTTTTCAGCAAGTATTTGATGATTCGCTGCCCTACCTGCAAACATTTTTCTACATTACGTCCAATGGCGGTCAAATTGGCAACATCAAACGAAGCAACTCAACCTCTCTTTGATCTAACCTATTCACTCATTCACAGTATCATGACAAATACTGAAATCAAAATGGTTTCCATCCCGGCGGGCTCTTTCCTGATGGGCTCACCTGACAATGAAATCGGGCGATTTGCCGATGAAGGCCCGCAGCGTCAGGTGACCTTGGCTGGTTTTCAGATGAGTCAAACGCCAATTACTCAGGCCCAGTGGCAATCGGTGATGGGCGGCAACCCTTCATGGTCTGATGATCAAGCCGACAGCGATCAAAGGCCAGTCGAGTGTGTTAGCTGGTACGACGCCATCGAGTTTTGCAGGCTTTTGAGTGAACGCACTGGCTGTCTTTACACGCTGCCAAGTGAAGCGCAATGGGAATACGCCTGTCGGGCGGGAACTGTAACACGATATGCCTTTGGTGACGAAATCACTACCGATCAGGCCAATTACAACTACTGCTTTGAACGGACCACTCCGGTTGGGAAATTTCCCGCCAACGCCTGGGGACTGTGCGATATGCACGGAAATGTGTGGGAATGGTGCTTGGACGACTGGCACAGCAGTTACGAGGGAGCGCCAACGGATGGCAGCGCATGGACGGAGGATGACAGTGCAAAAAAGTCCTGCGCGGCGGCTCGTGGAGCGACCACCCCAGGTGCTGCCGCTCGGCCTGCCACAACCTCCGCCACCCGGACTCCCGCAACAACGACTTCGGTTTCCGCGTCTGTTGCTAATCGCTTGAAGCTGCTGCGCGGCGGCTCGTGGGCCTACCACCCCGGGCTCTGCCGCTCGGCCGCCCGCTACCACCGCCCCCCGGACGCCCGCGGCAACATCATCGGTTTCCGCGTCTGTTGCCTCCCCCAGGACCCTGCCGTCAACTCTCAATCCATCAATCCCTCGGCTTGGGTATGCCTGTCTCAGGCAGCCCTGCGAACTATCCAAAGTCTTTTTCTGAAACGATGAAGCCCGATCTTCAATCTCCACGCGCATACAGCAGTATTCGCGTCAGCATCACACTTCCAGAGTTTGTTGCCCGCAAGCTGAGTGAACGCTCCTTTGAGGAGGGTCGCTCCACCTCAAATCTTGCGGCATTCTTGATCGAAAAGTCGCTGGAAGATTAAAGCAAAATCGTTATTCATTACACGCATGGACCAAATCAACTGCTTTCGTACTACAGATGGACAGCTTTTTGAGGGCAAGAATGATGCGCTGAAGCATCAAGCGAGTCTTGATTTCGTGGAATGGTATCAGCGAAACCAGCTCTATGGTATGCGTGGAGCTGTTGACCTTAAGGATCTAGGGGACTGGCTTAGGGAGAATGCCTCAAAGCCCATCTTTCGGTCATACCTAAATGTGATAAGGGGTGGGTCGGTGAAATCGTCGGCATGGGATCCCCTACTTTTTGATTTGCTGATTGAGGAGTGCCATCACTACATTGGTAATTCAGAGGACATCGGCAATGGAGATGTTCGCTATTGGCTTGAGCCTGGCCAGCTTAAGCAGTTTGCTGAAGATGCGGTGCTTTTTTATGTCAAGCACCGAAGCCAGATAGACCCAGGTTTCGCAGAGCGGCAGTGCTTGCCGATTTTTCGCTGACATGTTAGATTCTATTTTGGCGAAAATCGCCATTCATCACACGCTAGGCAAATGACCGAATACGATTCCTGGCTCGACAGCCTAATACCTGATCCACTGCCAGACCCGAAGATTGTTGAGCTTGCTGTTCCCTGTGAGTTTGGTGCATTCAACTGGCAAGTGTTTACCAAGCGCTACAGTCAGAGCAATGTGCAAGACTGGGCCTGGCAAACCTGCAAGAAAGGGCCATTCACTACACCCTACGCGAAGCTTGGTTTTGCCATTCATCTCGCATGTGCAAGGATCAGGTTGCTGTTCGTTGAACGTCCAGCCCGCTGGCATCCACTGGTTCTTGCGAGCCACACCGCACGCTACTTCATGGATGAAGACTACGTGGAGGCTACGACCGAGGTGGAACTTACTTGGTCTGACAACTTCACTCCCTGGGCTGTCAGAGCAGAAGAGGAGGATAATGGCAGCATCACTATCTACGGCAAAGATTGCGATGATTACTCGCTTGACTTCTAACCTTAAAAAACGCCATTCATCACGCTATGTTCCCACCTAAGTTTGCATTCTACTCGTCAACACCACAGCAGGGCAAGTCCACAGCTTGCGAGATACTTGAGCGGCGCTATTTCTGCCAGCGTCTTTCATTCGCGGCACCACTTAAGGACATGCTGAGGATATTGCTGGAACATTGTTTGCTGTCAGAAGAGGAGGTTGAACACTATTTCCATCAATCAAAGGAAGATGCAATCCCGCTGCTACATAAAAGTTACAGATACCTTGCAAGAACACTTGGCACAGAATGGGGAAGAGAAGCGGTCAGCTCGACGATGTGGGTTGACATCATGGAGAACAAGATCAAGTCTTACTCCAAGTGGCCTGGAGGCATCTGTATTGACGACATGAGGTTCCAGAATGAACTTGAGATGCTACAGCAAAACGGTTTCAAGATCATTCAGGTTATTTGTGATGTTGATCGAGGTCCCAATCAAGACCAGCACGCTTCAGATACTGCACTGAGAGGCTTTGCGGATTTCGACCATGTAATTCACAACAACGGAGGCTTACTGGATCTACGCAAACAGCTTGAGTTGCTCGTTGAGGGCTGACAGATGGAACTCTCAAACCTTGAAAGAAGAATCTTGCTGGTGTGCATCAAGTTTCTTTACAAGGCCGGTCCACACTTTGTTTCAATGCTGTGGGAAGGTGATAGTCCGCCCAAGCAACAAGACTGGGAAGACCTTAAAAAGCACATGAAACGACTTTACAAGCAAATCAAGGAGGGTATTGATGACGGCGAAATCCCAGAGCCTAAGGCTTGCAGAGATCACTTCATTAAGCAACGACAGCTTTAGGTATGTCTACACGAACGGAAGGCTAAAGCTCTGCAGCCGGTGCTGCACCCTACACAGAAACCGATTTGCACTTGATCCCGACTGGATTATCAAGGCTGACTGCGTGAACAATACACCTTACAATCTGCGCTGCGATCATTGCAGCGGAATCATTGCCCCGAGATCACAGAAAGCTCTGTAAAGTTCACAGGCTTGCAGGGGTTGACAGGGGGAAACCTTGCGTTTATGATCGGCAGCGAGCACCGATTCTCGGCGCTTTTCCTTTATGTATGCGTAGCCATGTCCCAGACATGCCAGCAAGATCACACCTTGCTCGATCAAAAGTTACACGCTCTCGTGATTACCTTGGAGAATCACGACGGCATAGCTTGGAACTCTCTGATGTCAGACCTTGAGGCTATCTACAAGGCTGCAACTTCAGAGCACGACTTTCTCGTCAAAGGTTCTGCTCGATGCTCAGACCTTGCGGCCAAGTTTTTCTGGGCTGCTTTTCCACAGGTTGGACGTTCACCCCAAGAAACCAACTTCCTAACGAACAACCGTACAGGATTGATCGCTGGAGCTTCCACGGCAATCGCCATCAGCGCAATGCAAGAGTTTCAACTTGGTAACTTCCAATGACAGCAACCATGACCAGAGCTGACAAGCTGACCCAGCAACTTCCCAGTCTGCGCAAAGAGCTTTGTAACCTGCTCCTCCAAGTCAAGAAGAATCAGGATTGGCGCAGCCTCCGCAAAGACTTTGCAAGTTACATAGCGGATGGCCCAGCCTACATCGACATCACCATTGGCTGCACCTTCGACTGGGAGGATGGCGAGATCACCTGGAACTATCAGACAGGTGATAACAGTTACACAGGTGGAGCCTATGGGCACCCGGAATGGTTTACAGCTTCTATCTTGAGCCGTAGCAACTGCAAGGAAATCGCGGATGACCTTATCAGTGACATCTCAAACCGTATAGCAGAACTTTCGTCTGGTTTCTTTCCATTTGGAGCTAACGATGCTTAATCTTACTGTCACTGTGGCAACAGAAACCAACAACGGAGATGACCAATGACCTTAGCTTCTTTGCCAGCGCAAATGCTGTATGTTGCAGCACAATTCGCCAGCGTTGATCCTGCTAAGCAAGTGCTTACAGGCATACTCGTCAGATCCGCAAAAGATGGTGGGATTCGGATTGACTCTACAGACGGACACAGAGCTTTCAATGTTACATGCCCAGACCCTGTTTTTCACTGCCGCAAGCCATTACTGCTAAACTCTAAGTCATTTATTAAAAGGATTCCTGATGCAAAAATAGTTGAAATTTGCAGCAAGAAGAATACCAACACAGCTACAATTCTTGGAGGAAAAAGTCCAGAGTCTACCTATATGATGTCTATTTTTTGGAGGTGGGAGCTTGAAGGGTTTGTGGGTGATCCAGCCACTAAATACCCTGACATTGACAAGTTGTGGCCTGACAGTTTCCACAATTCACCTAGTCAGTGCATTGGCTTCAATGCAGCTTTTATGATTGATTTCTGTTCGCAGGTTAAACGTTACTCATGGAACCAAGTTGTTAGAATGGAGTTCAATGGAGCAACAAATCCAATAGTGCTGACTTCAGCCATACATGATGACATGTTGAATGATGTAGTAATGCGTTACCTGCTTATGCCTGTGCAAATTCGGACATGAAAACATCAAACGGCAAGAGTTACTGGCCCGACCAGCGAGACGTTCCTGACAGCAGGTACGGCAAATCGCCAAAGCCTGCAACTTGCACATGCACCCACAGCTTCACTTGTCGGGTTTGCCTGTCAAATGCTCCAGCCTATTTCTTTACACCAAACAAATGAGCCTGCCATTTATTTCACGTTGGACAAGACCTTGCTATGGTGTCTCTCACTTGAAGCAACCAAGTCGAAGGTATCATTTTACGATTCTGGAAAATACTGATGGCTCCGCTTATGGCTACATGGTTGACCGTGAATCTGACAAAGCTTTTACAGCGACAAGAGAGTGTTATGCTGTCAGCGTTGAAGTAGCCAAGAAGCAGCTTGAAGCCTGGGCTAAGCAACTTATTGCATTTTGAGTTCAGAACCATGAATCCATCACTTCAACAGCTTGCAGATACTCTGCTTTGGTCGTCATCTGACATAGATACGCCGGATGATGACACTTCGCTTGATCAGTATTCAGTTCACGACATTGACACTGAATCATTAAACAAACTGCACCAGAACTTCCAGGCATTTGTCACCAAGGCAGAGGCTGAGATCACCAAGATCAAAGGCTCTGATTGGAGTTCGATTGACGACTTCTATACAGGTTCCGCGTCTGGTGGCTTCTACCTTGAACATGATTACATCTTGACTGTCAACGGTCATGGTTGTGGCTTTTGGGAGAAGTCTGACTGGGAGCCTGAAGTTGGCAAGATTCTCACAGACCTTGCGCGTCAAGAGAAGGAGATTCACTGTTTCACCGACCATATAGATCATGGTCGGAATGGCAAAGTTTACGTCGAGTTCGGCTGATGACAGTTTGCAAACTTAGCGATGCTGGACGTGCAATGCTCTGGCGAGACTATCAAGCCTATGGCTATGGCCTGTCAGACCTTGCACGATGGAGCCTGTCCAAGGTGTTTGGTCCAATCGCTCATTGGCCTTCAGACCTTACACTTGGCCAGATAGAAGATGCTCACGCTGCAACAGGCAGGGAGATTGCTGATAACTTCACCACAATACTAAGCCTTCCAGAGCTTGCGGCCCCTTACACATTCAACGAAAGCGCAGTCCCCGACGCTACAGGTTTCTACTGAAATGCACAAGCATAGACTTTCGGCTGAACGCTTTAGCGAAGTTCCCGGAGAACCAAGTGAGACCTATGTAACGACATCTGATGATTCATCGCACTTGCATGGACTCGCTCTGGGCCTCCATGCAAAAGGCTACAAGAGTATTATGATTGAACTTAATCACATGCCTTACGAACCCAACACGCTGCCTCATCCAGATTGGCGCTGGGAAGGTGCAATGGCTGGACCTGACGGCTTCAATGGTCGAGCTTACATCGCAAACGTTGCACAAGATCCGCGGGGTCAGCTATGGGTGTTCACCCGAGCTGGACGTTACAGAGTCCACCGTGAAGAGTTTGCACGCAAGACGATCAGCAGCATGTTCCTGCAGGGACTGCCGCTCACACTCCTGCCGGCAGACAACTGACCCTGGACCCTGCAGGGCCGCCAGTGCCACCCAGGAGCCTCGTGCTGGCCCGCTCGGACCTTGAATGGTCAATGGCAGGCTCTGCACCCTGCAGGCCCCTTCCAGCCGATCTTGCTCTTTAGGGTATTCATGTCCTGAACCTTACACTTATCATGCCAAAACCCAGAGATCCAAGACAGCTCACAAAAAAAGAGACAGTCGAGAGGCTACAAGCTGCCAAGAACTACCTTTACAACAAAGATCGCATTGCTTACTTGAGGGCTAATGTTGTCTACACACCAAGTAACTACAATCCTGAATGTGATAGCAGCTACTATGCTGCACCTAAGCTTGCTGCCGCTGACATGCACAGGTTGGCAGATGATGCCCTGTCACTTGTTGATTACAACTGGCGAGATGATGCCAGATTCAAGAGGGCCAATGCTGCACAGTTTGTAGGCTGGTGCTTTGGACATGGCGCGGTTATTGGTGAGACTGTCCAGCTTGTCTTCTATGCTTGGAAGCGGCCAGATTGTGCGGTGATTGCACAGCCTAGAGCTACGAAGTTTGCAACGCTATGGCTTGGCACTTGGCACCATGCACCAGTCATTGCTTGGACTGCAAATAATCCCATTACCAAGCCTAGCGTCAACTTTCTCCCCCAATACTCTGATCTTATCAAGTGAGAAATCTGCTTCTTGAAGTTCGCAATGTCCGTCGTTGTGAAGGTGGTCACACATGCAACCTTGTTGCCAATGGTCGCAAGGTTGCATTTATTGGACCTGACATCTTCGAGTGGTCAAGTCACTCGGTCAAGGTTGACGTTATCGAGTGGTTCGCTGCAAAGAGGGGCATGAAGATTGAACCTCCCAAGCCAGAAAGGTTAAAGGATGGCTGGGAGTCCAAGGTTCCAGAATACAAGCATGATGAGAAAGAGCAGCAGGTGGAGAAAGCCATACTTAAGTGGACAGGCTTTTACGTTAAAGCTTATGAGATCAAGGAAAGATGCAAGAAGTTTGCAGTTGCCATTTCTTCACATGCTGAGATCTACCAGTGGCCAGTTTCAGTCAAGTCGCTTGAACGTTACGGGTTGACTGCTAACATGAAGAACGAAGGATTACACCTTGCCAATGATCTCTCAATGGAAGAGATTGCCAAGATGCTGGAAGCAAGCTTAAACAATGGAGCTTCCGCTAAGATTGTTGAACTTTAGTCCAGGCTGGACATTACAGCCGGCCAGTGGGGTTAGTTTACAGGAAGCCGCAGAGTTCACTGTTACTTTTCGCTAACTTCGCAGCGGCTTTGACTTGCATACAGGAAGCCCGCGTGCTATAATCGGCACAGCTGGAGAGGTTGTATCTTCAGCTCATTCTACACTTTACACCCTACGTCTTATGGCTAGCGCACGTTGCAAGCTGGTTGAGCTTGTTGAAGAAGGCGCGTTGACTTGGGAGGTTGTCGCCCGAGAGTTCATAGCCTTCAACAGCGAAGACGACTGCCAAGACGTACTTGATACGTTGACTGACAACGACAGCTAATTCAATTACACACTTTACACTTATGGCTACCCGACTCACATCGGACTACATCGGCATCTGCGTTCAAGTAAGTTTCAAGCTTGACCGCAATGGCAACACCAAAGCCACTGCAAAGTACAAGCGTGACAGCAGCACAACTTACGGGCTGTCGCTTCAGACCAAAGATCCACTGGAAATACTTGCAGCTTGGATGACCAAGTTTACTGGCAGGGACTCCCAAGGCTTCACCGCTGACTTCAAGGTTGTAGCTCGTGGTGGCGACCACCAAGGTTACTACTACGTTCTTGTTCCTACACACTACAACTAGCCATGTTCATTCGTGCATTTTCTGCAGCTTGCAGTGCAATCGCTATAGGCTGCCTTGTTGGAGGTTCTATTGTATTTTTTACGGTTGACCTTCAGAACAAAACAACTACTTGCGAACATCCAGCCGTAGAGTCTTCATTTAGGACCCTGTTTGGTAATGTCAAAACTTGCCGGAGGCCGTGATGACATTCCAGACAGCTAAGAAGTTATTTGATGAACGTTTCAGGTTTGACCCAGACGATAAACCTGAAGCCTGTCAAGCATGGTGCGTCTTCATTGACAGCTTGCACCGTGAAGGCAGGATCACAGACCAGCAAGTTCGATCTTGGCACAATCCATTTCACACCTGAAAGTCATGTCTGAAACATTTGAGATTGATGGTTACACCATCAAAATTGAGCAAGACCACGACCCTGTTAATCCAAGAACTGAATACGACAATGTTGGCAAGATGGTTTGCTGGCACAGTCACTACAGCCTTGGAGATGAGCAGCCTACACGCTCTCCTGACGAGTATCTGCATTACATGATGTGGGAGCGAGAGCACAGGTTACGTGGTAAGTGGGTTCCCGACGACATCAAAGAAAAAGACTTACAGGCTTACATTGACAAGCACTTTGTCGTTCTACCACTTTACTTGTACGACCATAGTGGTCTGTCAATGAGCACTGGACCTTTTGGTTGTCCATGGGACAGTGGACAGGTTGGATTCATATACGTTGAAAGTGAAAGCAAGGAGTATGACGATCTTGAGGCTGGGTTAAAAGGCGAAGTTGAAACTTACAATCAATACCTACAGGGAGATGTTTGGGGATACATCATCGAAGCATCAGATGGTGAGGTTCTTGACTCTTGTTGGGGGTTTTATGGATTCAACTATTGCAAGTCAGAAGCAAAGCACATTGTTTCTGGCTACCCCAAACAGCTTATACTTTGCGCTGTGGCTTAAACCATGAAAACAAAACAACCAAGTTACTGGTGTGTTGCCAACATTGGTGACGCTGACCCATTAGAGCATGGAGGCAATTTCGTGCTAGTTGACAGGACAGGAGTTTACAATCCTGTACTGCTGATCCTAGGCGTTCACGAGCAGTACGTTGCACCTGAGTGCAAGCATACGCTGCACCATGTTGAGCTGGAACCTTGCATTAGGGCGACAAAGGCTGAGCCTTCCAGCCAGAAACTTGTCGGTCTATCAACAAACAAGTTTCATCCTTACAGCCTGGAGTGGTTTGGTGATCCCGAGAGCTTAAAAGCAATTGCCAGCTACGTTGGCAGGCCAGTTGACAGCTTGATAGATAGCTTTCTTGCATCTTGTCCAGTGGAGCGTGCATTTGCATACGATGCAGTTGCAAGCTACCATGGACTGGAAAACTTTGATGGATCACCTCAAGCCTTGAACCCTGAAAAGGCAAAGCTGCTCGCTTACACCATGCAGGCTCAGATCGAGGAGTCTGCAACTTGGCATCAGGGTTACGGAGTTACTCAATGAGCTACCCTAAAGACTTCAAGTGGCTGCGTGCCCTTCACAGGGCAACGTTCTACGACAAACGAACCGATCTTAAATTTGAGATCATAAACAATCCGGCCAAGTCCAGCACAGATGACAAGTTCATCTACAAGTGCTTTGACAGCAGCGGTAGGCTGCTGTTTGATCGAAGGATCAACTTTGCTATTGCAATGGTTGCAGTTAATAGCTGGAATGGCGAACCTGAAGTCCAGGAGGTTGCGCCGAGATAGATCAAGCTTTGCAGGTTATGGCCGGTCGGAGTCCACAGCTTTGGCCGGCTTCTTACTGGCAGATCAGCAGCAACTTCACTGTTAAGCATTGTTTATCTTACAGGATTTTCACTGGCTTACAGGAAACGTGTGTGCTATAATACGGGTGCTGGAGAGGTTGTAGCCAAACCAGCGTTTTACCTTACAGGTTACAGCTATGCAATGCTACACTGACTACTCTGATCTCAAGAAACAGGACCACGCAACTTACAAGTTGATTGTCAGACTTGGCAACTCCGGCACATACGCTGGAGGTGACATGCGACAGGGTAACTGGTTCATCGCAAACAATCCATACTTTGTAACCGAAGCTCAGTGGCGCATCATTGCACTTCGCATGTTGTCCTATGACAACCTCAAAGGCAAGACGCTGCCGCAAGTGATCGAGAGCTTCTACTACGAACAGCGGACCATCAAGATTGGCGACGAGACCCTGCAAGTTCCCAGTGGCAGCATCTTTGGCTACATGCAGGGAATGTTCATGCGTATTGATGCAGAAGGCAACATCAACACTTGAGCTTTGACCGCACTCTTTCAACCTACCACTTCACACCATGGCAACTTACAAGACTGTACTCTTTAAGTTCAACGGCAACAACCGTACACTTGAACGAGGCCTGACCCTAGAGGAAGCTCAGGCAATCTGCAAGCACAGTGATTCCAGTCAGTCAACCTGCACCGACAGGGCAAGACTTGACAGGTGGGGACGCAACAAGAACAACCCGTGGTTCATTGGTTACACGGAGGAGTGATGGCTTACACCTTAACCCCTGACGAGCTGGAAGCTACGTGGGGCAGTCGTGAAAATGGCCACCCACTTTTTACACGTTCAGTCCACTACGCTGCAATGCTACGCGACAACTCTACACCTAAAGACTATTGGGTGTGGTTGTCTATACGTTCAGGCTATGCGGTCTGGACACCGGAGACTGGCTGGCTTATTTGATTAAAGCTTGTATGTTTGCAAGAGTGCTGGAAACTTGCAACCCTAAACTTACTGAGGCTGTCATGTTCAGAGTCCTTGCAAACAAAGGCTTCCAGATTACTTTTTCCAACGGATACGAAATAAGCTGTATGTTCGGAGCTGACAACTACGCTTCCAACAGAGACAGGTTTGGGCTTTTGGGTGGTAACACTCACAACGGTTCGGACTTGCAATCTAAAGATTGTGAGATTGCAATTTACAATCCTCAAGGCCGATGTCTTGAAGGTTGGCCCGACTGTCATTACGGTGTTGCAGGTTGGCAGACACCGGATCAGTTCGCAAACCTTGTAGCTTGGGTCATGCAACAGCGGCCCTCCCAGGCTGAAGTCTACAGCTTAATCGCTGCGGCATCTTCACCGGAAGATCACTTCTGACTTTATAGCCTGTAGTTTGACGGAGTACCGGAAACCGTCAATCATCCACCTTACACTTACTGCTATGGCAATCGCTGAACGTTGGAGGGAGCTGTTTCCAGTCTCCACCGAGCTGTCTTACTTCTTAGACCATACCATCGCACAGATGGAAAGCCTAAAGCAACACGGCCACATATCTGACAGGATATACGGTCACTATTGCTTCCTGTGGCTGTGGAGCGCACAGCGTTACGACTTCAGACATGAGGAGTTCTACCGCAAGTTTGGAGCTGAACGTTACTGGCGCCGAATTGACAGGATCAAGGCTCTGGTCGAGAGGATCAGACCACTCAGGACACAGGTTCACTTCAAAGACGTTCCCTTTGCACTTGGGAGGTTGAACCGATGAGAGGTTGGAGGCCAGCAACAGGAGTTGATCTTGTTGGCCTAGAGGATCGTCTTCCACCTAGCAAGAAGGTTGTTACAGCTTGGCTCCCAGACCGTGGAGCTTGCTACATGATCGTTGACAGCTGCAGAAAGCGTAACTTCAAGCGTAAACCACCAATCATCTACTGACATGGAAACCGCAACAGCACAGACCTTTGATCTTGTTGTCTTGGACGATGAAGGCAACTGGAAAGTCATAGCATCCAAGTTGACCTACGAGGATGCAGACAACAAGCTTGAGCGTTGGACCGATGTTTACCCCAACGCCATAGCTGACATCATCGAGACTGGCAAGCATCAAGCCAGAAGGCTTACACTTTGCATCTTTGATCCCAAGCCGGAGGAGTACGGCACCGGGGTCTACACCTCACTGGTTCCATCGTCGGACGATCCAACAGTGATGGTGTGCTGCTACGAAGGCCACACCTTGGAGGCTCTCAAGGCACAGGGCAAAGTCTCACAGGGGGCCTTCCAATGCTCCTGGGAGGAGGCTGGAGGCTACGCACGGGACCTCGCACGCCAGAGGCTGTGCAAAGGCCCTCAGAGGGTCACACGGGAACGTTGGTGGGAGCTGCTTGAGGTGCTGTTCCCTGCACGTTGGGAGCAACAGGTTGGAGGCAACAGCGACCATGAGATCTTCATGGTGCCTGAATGTATCACCAGCACGCTTTACACGTTCGGAGTTCGGATTGGCGAGGAATACTTCACCATCACGGAAGATTACGACATTCCAGCCTCCAAGTTGATTGAAGCTTGCATGGAGTTGAAATGAAGAAGGTTGATCTTTCGACCATGATAGGTGTTGAGTCGTTCTGCAAGATGTTCGACCTTGTTCCCAAGAATCAGGCACTTGTCAACCGAATCAATCAGGATCTTGGCTGGAACATTGCAGGCAGGGGTTCACAGGCATTCGCTTGCAGCTTAGTTGGAATAGCGGGCAACATTAAAACCTTGAAGTGGTGTGTTGACGATGTAGCTCGCTCAATTTACAGAATGAGCGCAGCCCATGCCTATCAAGGCATACGAGACACCGAACACTACAGCCGACACCTTGATTTAATCAAGCTCCCAGCTTGGATCTACAAACCAATCGACAAAGTAAGAGCTTACAGCCATGAACCAAACAGCACGAGACTACCTTAGAGAAGTTCATCGTTCTACTGATGACTTTACAACTAGGTGGGTCATTGATGGAATCTTCTGGGCTGATGAATCTTGCAGGATCAGCGGAACCTTGAGTCTTGCACTCAGGGACGCTGATGCTACAGCAGGTAAGAAGCTACTTCAACACTTGCGGGAATCAGGCGTGACCACACAGGCTCAAGTTCCCAGGTTCTTGAACCAATACTTTCATACTTGCCTGAAGATACTCAGACCACACGAAGAATACAGGGACCACCCTAAAACTTGGGCCTGATTCTTGCACTCTGCCATCTTACATGATGGCTTCCTGCAGGATTCAATCCTGTACTAATTCCACACCTTTGACCATGGCACTTGATTTCAAAAAGTTTACGGTTGTCAGCACTGATGGCAGTTCACTTGGAGTTGACACCGCCTATCTTGTCAGCTCTGATCTTGTCATTGGCAAGACACACGCTGAACGCAGCCAGCTTGCAGTTGACAATGGCCTGAGACTACTTGACTTCCTGCAAAATGATAAGCCACCGTTTGTCAGCAAGTGTGTGATGTACAAGATCGAAGGCTGGACTTACGATGATGACAGGCCGGAGTTTCAATACTTGATTCCCATGCACTCCGGTAACTTCTGGGTGGTTGATTGCTGGATCGTAGACGAAGAAGGTAACGTGCATCCAGGTTACAACGTTGCTGGTGTGCCAGTTGCAACCAGCAACTTTGTTGCTGTTGACGATAGCCCAAGGATTATGGACTAAAGGTTGCACTTTATACGTTGTAACTATCACGCACCTTGCGGCGTGGTGGCGGCAAGTTTGATGGCAAAAGCGGCCCAGAGCTAACTGTTAAGCGTTGTTTATCTTACAGCGTTTTCGGTAGCTTACAGGCAAGTTGCGTGCTATAATACGGGAGTCGGAGAGGTTGTAGGCTTCTCCGCCGCCCACCTTACACTTTACAGTCATGTAGTTCGCAGCTTCTGAGGTTACAGCTTGTAGTTTGCGAGAGTACCAGAAACCCGCCGCCCACCTTGCATCTTAAATGCTATGACCACCCTTGCTGACATCGTTGCAGATTGCACCCCACAGCTTGAGTGGAGAGACTCAAGCCAGTGGAACACACCTCACCCCAACGATCTCTACACGTCAGAGGTCAAGGGCTACCACAGCACAGAACTTACCGAGTACCTGAGCTTCCATGTTAGTGGGATGAAGCTCATACTCTGCAAAAAGACTTGCTACATTGATGGCACAGTTGAGACTGTGTACTACGACATGGGAGAGTTCACAGAACCCGTTGTCAGCAGCTTATCACAGCTTGAGGATACCTGCAACAGGATCAAGGAGTATGCAGCTTACGTGGTTGCAAGTTACAGGAAACACGCTGACTTGAGAAGCTGCCCATCTTACGAGATTGTAGATTGGGTGGATGGCAGCTTCAACCCTATCTACTGAGCTTCAAGCGCAAACTCTACACCTTACAGCTATGACGACCAAGTTCAAGCCTGTCACTCTGGACACTCCAGGGTACGCAATCAAGATGACAGCTCAAACCTTCAGGGAAATCTTTGGAGGTGAACCAAGTGACAGGCCATTCCCTGCGCCATCTAGTTGGCACCCCAGTTGGTACACCTTGCAGCTTCCATGTATCAAGAGGCACTGGGAGGATGAAGGCTATAGCAACAATGTCGCAGGTGTGACCTTCTATGGTCGGCGCAGTCTTTACAGGCTCAGGGATGGAGGGGGTTACTGCCTTGAAGGAAGGTGCAAAGTTGAAGGCAAGGAAGTCAGTGGCTACACCTCCGACATCATGGTAGAGGTTGAAGGCAATCTTTACACAATCGCGGTTATCTCCATTAGAGGCTGAATCATGCAAGTTCTTGTTACATCCCCGAGGGTATTCTTTGTACCCAAGCCTTCGGATGTTGTTGAGACCCTGTTCAAGGGTCCAACCACCGCATCTGGAACTTTCCAGGTTAAACGGAACGGGATTCTGTTCTTCGGCCTTAAAGGTGAACCTCGTGCGTTCTTGGCTGCCAACCAACACAGTCAACCTTTCCTTGTTACATGCTGGCGTGTAAAGGAGAAAGGTAAAAGCCGCCTACGTTACATGAGCGCCCTTTTGTATCACACCCAAGAGTTTCTGGGTATCACGAACTTTACCTACATGCAGGCGATGGACCTTGCAGCCTCGCTGTGGGCACAGATACAACCTGTAGCTTGCTGATTGCTTTTGCACCTTGCAGATTATTGCCATGACCAAACTGCCCCAAGTGTCTACACTTACAGATCCCTACTCCACATGAAACCCGCCGACTGGATCAACATTGCACGCTGCAACCAACACAGAATGATGCAGGATCTTACCTACACATTCTTCAACACAAGGCTACATGATCGCTGGCGAGAAGTTTACTCCACAACTGGAGCAGCTCTGAAGCTCGCAGTTAAAGCATCACAACAGGGCTGAACCCCAACCACAAACCCTCAACCTTGGCTAATCATGTTTGCTCTCTACTTCTTTACGGGTGACAACCCAGATCTTGCTGTTGCTATTTGCGACTGTACACTTACTGGGTCGATTTATGTTCGAGAGGGTGAGTTTGACACTTTGCAGGACGCATTGCACAGGCTTGACAATATAGGCAGTAGGTGGGTTTTCTACCCTAATGCCTGTATTGTTCAAGATTGTGATGGCGAACGCAGTCTTGCAGGCATTTACATGCAAGACTAACAGGCTAAATGCACGTCTTTGCACCTTATAGCTTGACAACGCACACCTTCTCGCCGGTAGCCAATGGTTGCCGGCTTTTTTATTGGTCGATAAACGTTACAGGTTACACCATCCACCAGCAACCCCGGATGTTATAGTGTCCAGGCAGATGTTGAACTGTCAATGAACCCAAGTGATTTCCAGGACATTGAAGAT